ATAGTAGGCTTTTTGGCATAGAATTACGGCGTCCCTTACTGTGATTCCGCTCGTATTAGAGAGGTCCTTTGTATACTTAAACGGAATTAGCCCGTCTTCTATATTTTTGAATCTGTTCGTTCTAAGAATAGAAGCTGACTTGTTTGATCTTGTTCTAGTCCGACTATCTGAATCTGGATATATGTCACTATTCGAAACGGCTGTAGAAACCATTAGTGGTTCTGCGGGCTCTACTTTCGGCTTTGATGACGCCCTAGTCCTTCTAGCTGCGGGCTTTTTTGCGGTCTCTTTTTTCATTGTAAAACTTAGTATTTTTTACACTTTTTAAATCATCATCGGAACAAAAGTGTTACTCACGTCCTCTTCCTTTAGGTTAATTATATCAAAATACGACCTAGTTGCCCAATTAGAAAGCATTAGGGTCGTATAGTTGTCTTTTCTCGCTCTGCTTACCGAAGTGCTCCTTTTAAGATGTGATGGAAGATCGAAGGTTTGCACCCCCTTTGTGGTCGATTTTACCACAATTAGCGCACATTGTTTTTTTGTTTGGTATACCAAGTCGTCTTGGACTTCGATCAATTCAAGCACGTTTTCGCAGTTGGTCAGCTTGACTGGAACCCTTCTGGAGGTAAATTTATTAAACACAGGCCCATTTGCGGTGGTTCTGGAGCCGAACCATATTCTTTTGTGATCGATGTCAGCTTGAAGCATCTCGTTGCCCTTCCTTATGAAATCCGTAGAAAAAACCTGCTTAAAGCAAATCTTTTTATCTTCAAGATTATATTCCATTTTCGCCTTCCTTAGCATAATGCCCCTTTCTACGCCTTCTTTCTCTCCATGGAAACTGAAAAACTTTATGTTTATTTTATTGTCAATAAAAAACTCTGATTCATTGGCTCCGTCTATGAACTGAAAACCAGCATTATCTATACAAATCATAACAATATTAAAATTGGTCATGAGATAACCTAAATATTTTATATGATCCCTAAGGTCTCCTCCAGCTACAGCATACCCGTTAACGAGCGTTGCGTCTTTTTTTTCTTCGTCTATTTCGAGTAGAGACATAGCAAAATAGTCAGAAGATGGGCTATTGCTGAAACTTGGGTCAATACCAAGAATATATTTTTTGTCTGGGCTTCCATATATTCTCGTGGTTGGCTCTTCTCCGTCCGGTATTGTGCAGTCGTGCATTTTCTTTCCACTAAAGTAGCTATCGCTTCCGTCCGTGAAAGCTGCGCAATACTCTCTCTGAAAAGAAGAGTTCGACAACCCGCCGCTTGCGGCTTCCTCAATGACTGTGCGGTCTATCATTTGCTCCGGCAAGGACTCATAACCCATTTGAGAAATGAAATAAGAGGCTTCTGTCGGTTTTTCATCAGAATATATTTTCCCCATCCAGTCTTTATAAGTTTTGTATAAGTTTTCAAATGTGTAGCTGGCAGAAGAGAGGGCCAACATCTTGGTGTTGTTTTCGAAAACCATTCTATCGCTTTCTTCTATTTTTCCTTTTTTGATTAGCTCGTCTTCTTGTTCTCTGACCTGTAACCTTCTCTTTAAGTCTTGAGGCGAAACCAAAAACGGCATCAAAACATTTCTAATGGTTTCTTCCGGTATTAGCATGAACTCATCGAGAACAAGAACATTTGCCCTAAAGCCTCTTACCTTCTCCCCGTTTAACGGTATTGCAGTTATAGTTCCTCCGTTGATTTTCCATTCGTGTTGGTCGTTTCTTTCTGTCTTTGCACCAAAAGCCTGAGCTAAGAGTGTGGCCTCCTTGGTCTCTACTATATTTTTTATATTATTAAATATAAACCTTGCTGTACGAAACGTTGGGCCAGCTATTAAAATTTTTGTGTTAGGTTCGAATATGCATTGTAAAAAACAAAACACACTTGCTATAAAAGTCTTTCCGCAGCCACGACCCCAAACACACATGCTAAAATTTCTATTAAGAAAACCTTTAAGCATTATCTCTTGATATGGGGCTAGCTTTATGCCAGTAAGCCAATACGTCGTCATCGTTAGGTTGTTTCTAAGGAATTTGGCCAAGGTTATTCTGGCCTGCTTGTCTTCTAGCTCGCCCTTGAGACCGAGAAAGGTAGAATTTACATCTTCTACCTTGCTACTATATTTACCAGCAGAATACCACATATAATTATAACATCTTTAAGTCGTAGGCTAACTGAAGATCTCGTTTCTTAAAACACTGATTAGAAAAAAATATTTTCTTGCATAGCCTCATAGCTTCGGTCTTCGTCCTAGCAAATAAAAACTGTACGTTTCTGAAATCTTGGTTTAGCGACCTAACCCTATTAAATATATATTCTGGCGTAGCTCTAATTTTGCTGGAGACATATGGAAGCTTATTGAAGTTCATCGCTTCCTCTATGCGTCTTTCAACCAAAACAACCAAATAGGCATCTTCAGTTATCGCCCTTTCTATTTCCCTCCTAAACCTGTCGTACCCTCCACTCATTGTTCCTATGAAGTCATTTAAAGACTTCCTCTCTACGTAACAGTTTCCAGAAACTTTTTTGTCGCTTAGCGCATAGTCCCCAAACTTTAAAGTTTTTATTTCGAAGGGGACATCGAACTTAAATGGCTTTTGTTCTCTGGTGTCTATATATATTTTACAATCTTCTGGCGGCTTTATCTCTTCAATTGTTTCGTCGGTTAGCTTCTCGAATTTATTTTTTAAACCAAGCTTATCACATAAACTATTATAATCCCCAAACACTCTGTTGTAGTATTGAACTGGTGGGCTCATTACGGACCTTAACTCAACCTGAGACGGGGAGTAAAACAAGCTTTTCTTCTTGATCCGAGCCTTTAGGATTTTCTCGCAATATTTCTTCTTTTCGCTATCGGTTTGGTCCTCTAACCATTTTTTTAAGTTCGTCCTATTGTTGAAGTCTGTAGATAAATAATATTCTTTTGATTTGAATTTTATTAAGTCTCCAGAAAACAAATCCTTTCTGGGCAGAAACTTCTGGTAGTACTCCGCTAGTCTCAAGTCGTGGCATTTTATATGAGCATGCAAGCTCTTTTCTGATTCGAATTCCCTGTCACAGGCCTTACAACTAACCATTTATAGCCTCCTCTTCAGATAGTCCCATTATTCTGCACTTAACTTCGTCTAACGACGAAAGCCTCATCACTTCATCCCGTATCAAATCTTTTTGTTTCTTCGCTAGTTCCAACAACTCCAATCTAGACTCTTCATCTTTCCATAGTTGAACTAAATTAAGTATGCTTGCGTTTTCTTTGATTTGCTTGCTAAGCCTGTAGCTTCTTTTTTCTTTTAAGCTTTCTAGCAGCTTTTGTTGTCTCGTTACTGATTGATTATACTCTGTCTGAGCGTGCCGAATTGATTCTACTAGACCCATTGATATTTTTCTTCCTTCGGTATCTCCCGCAGTTATGTCTAGCATACCGTTTAGCCTTTCTATTCTATTTAGAATATTCGAAGATAAAACAACTTCGATAGACAAGACTATATATTGGTCGACTTCTTCTTGAGTCAGGTCGCTCTTGTCGTTTGTGTATCTGACAAAACTACTTTCAAAAAGAGTCTTATCTCCTTCGTTTGAGATATTGCTTATTTGATGTATAAATCTATACGAATGAAGGTAGCCCATTAGCGCATTTATGCATTTTTTTTGAGTTATTGTTATTTTGTCTTCTTTTACTTTGATATGGATATATTTATTTACTTTAGATAGCGTCTTACTGAAAGTAGAAGGGGGTTTCCACATTTCTACTTCCTGTACTGTCCTGTCTTCGTAGAAGCTTCCAGTTGACTTTCTCAGCTCTTCTATATAACCCCTGACAGCTCTTACTTCCAAGTCTAAGTTAGTTAATTCTGGTTTGCCCGTCATCGTTCTGCCGATATCTATTGGTCTCATTATAGATGCGTTCTCGGCGATGTATTGCTTGTGCTCTTCTGTAAGTTCAAACTTTTTAGAGGGCACGTATATCTGAGAACCTCTGGCTTTTATTTTTCTGGATGACAAAAACTCTTTCGTCAATCTGCCGTTTTTTGATCTTCCGTCTGGAGCGGGGTCGTCCGGAAAGCCAACAGAAACCAGCTCATTCAGGGATGGTGGGCTTTCTAAACTTTCGTTCCACTTCTGTAGAACTTCCGTTTGCTTGTCTAACGACAGCCCATTATCCTCAAAGTATGTTGTTGGCGAACCGTCTTTGGAGAAATACCTTTCTTCGTTCATGTCTCAAAAAATGTCTATTTCGTCTCTCTGAATAGCCCTTTTAACTTTTATTATGATAGATCTTTTTATGTTCGTGATCTGTTTGTATCCGGGAGATCTGTTTTTTTCAGAGGTTTTATATCCCATTTCTATGGCTACTTCGCTTTCTGACCTATTCTCTATGTACAGCATCCTGTACACCTTCCATTCTATAGGCTTAAGGACCTCTTCCATTTTTTCGTTTACTTTTCTTATTGAATTTTCAATGTCATGGGAATCTATTCTCTGCGAAGAAATCTCTTGAACATGTCCGTCTAAAGGGACCGGTATCTTTAT